GGCAAGATAAGCACCTGTGCTGGGGCGTGAGTCGAAATCCTTATCCACATCAATAGCCCTGACGATTCCGTTAGACGGATCGGGATTGTGGTCACTCTTACGATTGGAGTGTGCGGCATCGCCTATCCAGCCATCGCTCTTACGGTCACGATCTGGATAAGAATCATCAATCTGTTCACGAATTTGTTGCCCTGCTTTACAGAGGAGTGGCTTCATCTGGCACTATCCATTGACATGTATCTTCATCAAAGCCTGTTGCATTTGATGGTTCTGGAGCAATAAAAGCATCACGAATTGCATCATAGGTAAATCCAATGCCTGCATAGTTTTTACGAATCTTGCCATTATAGGAAGTGCGCTTGCAGACTTGACCACGAAAGTTTCCGTACCAAGTTTCGGTATCTAAACCTTCAATAGTTTCTGTTTCATCAATGCCAGTAATAACTTCCGTAACTATTCCATCTGTAATAAATGCGTAGTGTGCCATTATACCCAACTCACGTTTCCGGTACCGGCAGTAATAGTTGCGTAAGTAAATCCACCTGTTGTAGCTGTTGTGCCTGTAAGTCCAGCGCCAATAGTTATTGTTTTACCGGTAGTCCATTTAAGGATTACAATACCTGATCCACCGCTACCGCCAGTTTGTGATGAACCTGGGTTAGCAGAAGTAGAACCACCGCCACCACCGCCAGTATTTACTGTTCCTGATACACCGTTGCCGCCGTTAGTTGTAGCTCCTGCACCACCGCCACCTGATCCACCTGAACCTGAACCAGTTGAGTTATAGACAGAGCCACCGCCGCCGCCGCCGCGAGTTACTGATGTTCCTGTTATTGATGATGCTAAACCTGCACCGCCGTTGCCGCCCAATGTTGATGATCCAGCACCGCCGACTGCACCTGCACCACCGCCACCACCGCCACCATATTTAGAAGCAGCGTTGGAACCTAGTCCGCCATTGTTACCTTGTCCTGCTGTTGCAGTACCAACAGTTGCATTAAAACCTGATCCTGCTCCAGAACCACCATTACCACCTGCATAGGCGGAATCTAATGCACGGCCACCACCTTCAGAAGTAATGCTGCTAAATACGCTGTTACTACCTTTTGATCCAGCAGTACCTAATGCACCTGCGCCACCTGCGCCTACTGTTACTGTGTAATTAGTTCCGGTAACTACGGCTATGGTGTTTGTTAAATAACCACCAGCGCCACCGCCGCCGACTCCGACAGTACCTACAACGGTTCCACCGCCTGCGCCACCGCCAGCAATGACAAGGTATTCCAAACTAATGGTATCAATTCCACTAGATAATGAACCTGCTATTGCATTAGCAATCATTATGCAATTCCACCTGCAACATACCATTGGTCAGTATTTGTCTTAATTATTACTGCTGATTTGTATTGAGCCAAAGTAGGCTGTGCGGCAACTGAACCTGCTGAAAGAATTGTCGTAGTTCCAGATGTAACTGCTGAAATTGTGCAAACACCTGCACCGATATTAAGAACTGTAATTACCGTTCCGATTGGGTGCGCTACTGAAGCGTTTGTTGGAATCTTAATAGCATTTGCCGAAGCATTGCTTTGAGTAATAAGCACCTGATATGAATCAGTCAATGCTGTTGTATAGGTTGTGCCTGTTTGAGCATTTATTGTGAATGCCACTAAGCCGTTATACATAGCAGCTGAGAGGACATCTCCTGTTGCCGCTGGGAATCCTGTTGCCATTATGTTCTCCTAGTAAGTCATGACCGATTGGCCGATTATACCGTATGTCGAGTTTCCTATAATGAAAGCCTCGATTATCGGTTCTGATGTTGTGAAGCTAGTACGCCAGTCTGTTGGCGTAATTTCATGGGCTACACCGACTATTTCTAAAGTCTTTTCGATGTAGGTAGTGCCTTGCTGGACATTCTTAATCTTGACCACATTGAAGTAATCCAGACTGAGGGCTGCTGTTATTCCAGCATCATAGTTTGGTGTACAAAGGTCAAGGGTCAAATTGTCGATTCTAAGGGTTGTATCTTTGCGCGTTGCTACATAAGCCTTTGCAATGTTTAAGGCTTCTGCATCTGTCTGTACAATGAGATTTGACTGGTTCATGCTGTGAGGGAAATACGCGGCAATCGATGTGGCATCTGTTGCGCTTTGCGTAGTGCCACCAATCATAGTGATATTGGCCTGGTTGATTACTAGCTTGTCATCTAGGGCTGTGGTTATGTTGAAATAACCAATTCCTGTTCCATCATTGGCAAAGTAAGTTACTGCGCCGCCTGCCATTTTCTGCAAGTTAGTCCGACTCTTAAATACAGCGTTACCTTCGGTTGAAATAAAGAATGCGCCCTGCTCGCTAAACTCTGCATTCTTCATTGCTTGCAAAGATGTTCGAGCAGTAGCAGGATCAGCCTGGACTAATGAGTCGCCAGTATCTAAGGTTCTCATTGTTGCAGGCCATGAGATTTGGCTAAGGATGTTGCCTATACGACTGCCAGTAGCTTGTCCAGCAGAAGTACCAGAAATTGTTGTTACATTGGCTAGGTTAAATAATCTAAAAGCATCTGTACATTTGATTTCGACATAACCTAATTCCTGATCTTTTGCATAGGTGTAGTTGTAAGCCGATGTGTAGCCGCTAAACAGGAAATAGGAGTTGCCATTATAAGTTGCAGACACACGCACTTTGCGGTTTGGCAATAATTTTCCTGTGTATGGACTTAAGGTGTTATCAGGATTCCAGTCGCCGTTCTGGTCATAGAGTTTTATTGTGGCTTGACCGGCTTCAAATTGATCTTGCAAAAGGTTGTAACCAGTGTTGATAGATATTCTGCCTACTTGATCTGACACATCTACTGTGAGTGATGATGAACTAGAACTGCCTAAAGTGCTTGTTCCTAGAATGCCATTTGCAGGATCGCCAATAGTAAAGGGATAACCAAAGGTAGCACCGTCACTAAAATCAACAATGACTTGGACAGTTATTGGATAAGTCATGCGATATACGAACTGCTCACACGATTAACTGTTGGTGAGATTCCAGATGCTGATTGGTTTTGAATGACATCAATAAGTCCTGCTACTGCAGGGTTGATTGAAATACTGACTCCGCCTGTGCCTGCGTATCGTGCTTCATTTTCCCTAAAGGATTGCAAAGGTGACTTAGGCACACTTGGCATTGGCTGAGTAAGCAGATCAGAAATACTAGGGGCTGCTGTCCCTGCGCCGCCACTTGTGCTGCCTACAGTTCCATTGATTATATCAGCTTGCATTCCTTGCACTTTGTCAATAATTGCTCTAATGGCAGACAAGATGCCTTGACGGAATGCTTCTAAAGCATTTGTTGTTTCACTGGCTTTTTTAATAATTCCAGCCAGTCCAGCATTCTGTTCTTGAATTGCAATTAATGATAGAAGGCGCATCTTAGTTTCGCCATCAGTTGTTTGGTTAAGAGCCGCGTATAACCCAATGCGCTCAATATCAAACTTCTTTTCTAGTTCCTGAAGGGCTAATTGATCGCCTGTAAGTTTGAGTTTTCGAGTTGTGTTGTCATTATCAATTTTGTCAATTTTAATTCTTTCTCTTGCAAGTCTGTCTAATTCTTTTTGGTATTTGATACGAGCAACTATGCCGCCTGCACCGCCTGGTGATGCTTGCCCTGTTGGTGCTTTCTGTGATTTACCAAATAAAGAAAATAACTGTAGTAAGCCAGTAGGCGCTGTAAGAAAATCTGTTACTGCTCCTGCACCTGGCAAAGCATTTAATTTAGATGTGAGTACGCCTATGCCATAAATTGCATTGCCAATCTCAGTAGCAAAGCCTTCCATTGCTGAAGTTGCTCCACCAATACCATCCTTGCCTGCAATCATTGACATGGCATCGAGCAAGTCTTTACCAATAATTTCCTTAGCGTTAGCAGATGCAACTGCTAGACGATCCATCTGTCCTGAATATCCTTCTGCGGCCGATAGTGCCTGACCCTTAAACTTCTTTGTTAGTTCTTTAGTAATTAAATCCATATCACCAGATGCGAGAGTGGCTTTAGATAAGCCTGCACCTAGTCTGCTCAGAGCTGTAGTCTGCCCAGAAAATCCTTTGGCCAATGCAGCAGAAACTGAACCTAAATCTTTACCTGTGCCTGCTGCTATATCTAGTGCAAGGGCTAAACTATCCTGTGACTTCTTAACATCGCCTGTGGCTGTCAATAGTGTCCTAAAGGCTGGGCGAAGTTGATCATCAAGAACGCCAGTAGTGCGCTGTAAATCCCCTATAAACTTTTCAACCTCGATGGCTGCAAAGGCATTGCCTGTGTTAGCCAAAGCCAATGAAAGAGATCGTGCGGCTTTCTCATCTGCTGCAAATGCTTTAATAGCAGCTTTACCGAAAGCAGCTAATTTAGTAAAAGCAAATGCACTTATCAATGCTTTGCCTAGATTAGCAACGCCTTTTTGTAATTTTTGTGTTGAAGTTTCGGCTTTCTTAAAAGCTTTATTTCCTGTGAATTCAGCAGCTATATCAATTTTTACATCGGCCATTAGTTGTATCCCACCGCCTTATTAAACTTATCTCTAGAAGTTTCGATTGCCTTAATTACTGCTGCGTTAGTTTTGCCTTGATCTTCTGCCCATGCACGAAAAATTGCTCGACCTTTCATCTTACGAGATGATCGACCTGCTTGACCTGCTTTGCGTTGGTAAGCATTTTTCATTGTGCCAGTAGCCTCAATAGCATCTACAAATTGCTGACCAGCATTAGGGTTGTTGCTCTTGCCAAAGTTCTTGCCTGTGCTAGTTGTATAGACAGAATTCATGCCAGGGATATTAACTTCGCGCCTCTTGGCTTGCGGACGGCCATTCGGATTAACTCGACCTGCCCATTCATAAATCGTACCTGCTGTGGAACTATTTACAATTCTAGCCAATGCAGTAAAACCATTGCGATTAGGTTTTGATGGAGTTGTCTTATAACCAATACCAGACTTAGCAGCACTTGATGAGAAACCACGCACGCCCCAGTTTCCTTCTTTTCCCCAACCACTTAAAGGAGCAGTTGAAGGAATGTAGCCTCTGGCTTTTGATGTAACTGGCTTAAGCAATCCTGCAATTTCTTTCTGTGTTTCTTTGGCTAAATCAGGTGTAAATTTCTTTAAGGCTTTACGAAGAGCGATGCCGCCTTTGACTTCTGTTGGCATCTTGCATCTCCTTTGCATCATCTTGTAGAACTTTTATCAAGTTCCTTAGCATTACTTCATCTAGTTCTAATATGTGGTGTGGCGCGATCCCGAGTCTGACACTTAATTTAGCAATCAGATAGGTGATCGAGTCGCGCCCTAAGCCAAAGGGTCATCATCTAAGACCTCGACTGTTGTCAAGGTTTCAATGAATTGCTCTCCGAATGGCTTAACAGTTTCACCCGAACGGCGGATACATTCCCAGGCTAGCCAGAAGATATCGCTCTGCTTCTGATCTTCGATGAACGCTTTGTGAAAGCCCTTCTTAGCGTAAATCTCAAAACCGTACTGCACCAATGGAGTGATTGGATATTCCCCAACTGATCCATCTGCCCTTGTTACTTTTAACTTTGCCATGCTGTGCCCCTTTGTTTAGTTGTTTAGAAAGTACCTGTTGTGGCTACTGCGATAGTCGAGTTACATGTGAATGTAATTGACTGTGTGCCAATATCGCCAACAGCACCATTGATGTCTGTTGTGTTGTTTACAAGAATTGAAACTGTGTACAAAGGGTTAGTAGCAGAAACTATTGTTCCCTTTGTCTGTAGGAATACAGCTGTAACTGTTGTTCCCCATGCAGCTTGAAGAGTTGCAAGGACATTAGCTGATGCTGTGTCATTTAGGAAGTCAATAGTTACAGTAGAAGCTTCCAAACCTTTTGTAAATTTATGAGAATTGTCGCCCATCGCTGAAACTTCAATTTCATCAAATGTGCGATTGATTGTTACTGCTGTTACATGGTCAGAAAGATCAACAGTGTTAATCTTAACGCCTACATTATTATTTAGAAATACAGCCATTAGGATTATTCCTCGTCTTTCTTAGTAGATGCTGGCTTTGGTGTTGGTGTGCTAACCTGCCCGATTTTTTTCAGGAAGGCTTCGTTCTCTTGTTCCCACTCGGACATATTAACTCCAACTCGTAAGGATTGATACGGACATCTCGCAGCTGAGAAGGTCTCCCGAAGCAGCATTGAGAACACTAGGCGCACTGATTGCGCTTACATTATAGACCAGAGAAGATGCAGCAAGTAGGTTAAACACTCGAACCACAAAATCTTCTATGCCATTGAGGTTGCCTTCATTATCAAATAAAGGCGTAGTGATAATAATCTTAAAATTAGCCATTGGACTAATAGTGATGTGCTGATTATTGCTTGGGACGATGTATTCAGAATCTGGGCTAACAATAACTGAATTAGCCAATACTGTAGCAGGCGGAAAGGCAAAAGTTTGCCATTTTGAGTTATCGACTAAAGCTGTGGCAAGTGTCGTTCTAAGAGTAGTGAGAGCAACTGGCATTATCCCACCATCGAGTTAGGGCTTAGCGCGTGTGCTATCAATCCTCGCACCTTAGCGAGCAGCTGAGCTGACATCCGATAAGGGCTTGGCTGGAAATCGACCAAGTTAGAACCGCTAAGAGTAGCGGTACGCGCTTGCCAGATTTCAACAGATACCATTAAAGCTGCGTTCTGAACTGCTGTGTCAGTTGTC